AAAAAAAAGAAAGGTAGTTACTAATGCCTTATTCTAAATACTCTGCAAAGCAAAAAAAATTGGCTGCAGTTGCACCACCTAGAAAAAAAATAACTAGAGCTGATTTAATGGCTCTTAAAAAGAAAAGAAAGAAGAAAAAATAATATGAAAAAAGGTTATCATAAAACTAAAGATGGTCGTACAGTTAAAAAAGGATTGTATTACTATATGAATAAAAGAAAAAAAGCAGGTACTAGCCGAAAAGGTAAAGGAACTGTATCAAGTAAGGCTTTAAAAAGATCAGCTAAGACTGCTAAAAAATAATTGTTACTAGGTGTAGTTGCTTGTCAACTGGGTATGATGGAGGGATAAATACTATAGGTATGTCTAAAAAAAAATCTTGGGTAAGATCAAAAAGTGTTGTTGTTGATATTGGTAATTGCAAATATTGTAATCAAGAAATGACTAATGAAGATTCTTTTGTGCCCATTGGCAAAATTATTTATGGTAAGTACAAATATCAAAATGCCCACTATGATTGTGTAAAAGAAAACGATAAAAAACTAAACAGTTAGATATTTAATAATTTTATCAATCCTTTCATACCATTCTTCCTTATATTGATTATCCTTAGTTTTATTATACAAATTAGCTAATTTGTCTAGCTCATCATATCTATTTGATAGACCTTCTAACCTATCATATTTTGGCTTGTATTTTTTAGGTATCTTGTTTATTGTTAAGCTCATACCTTTTCTTTCATCAGGCTAGGGCAGTCTTATTCTTAGACCCCCTAGCCATCCCCATTGTCATTGTGCTATTTTTAATACCTCATCGGTATCATTCGATTGATCTGTTAATTGATCAAAAGAATTCGGATTAGGATATAACTTCTCATTTCTAATTTGATTATTTACATTTATTTCTGGAAGTTTATCCAAATATTTTAAGTCACTTTCATAAGTTCTAACATTAAATCCTTCAAAGAAATATGTAACAGGCACTTTAAAAAATTCACTAAGCTGTAGGATATGAAAACCACTTAATCCATTTGTACCTTTCTCATATTTTTGAACTTGTTGAAATGTAACATTAAGAACTTTTGCTACTCTTTCTTGAGTCTTTTTTCTTTCAACTCTTTTATTTCTTAATTTGATACCAGTATGAATATCAAACTTTATTTTTTCTTGGGTTTTTGGTTTTGATGACATAGATAGCCTTCCTTTCTGTTAACTTTTCTGTCATTTAAATTTAAAAATTAATTACAAATTTTCGTAAATAATTTTTGCGTCTTTATTCTGAGCTTGAACAATTCTTCTTACTAATTGTTTATACTCAAGATAATCCTGATATGTATGAACACACATTCTGCCATTAATAGATGCCATGATCTTATTGTGGCATTGTTGAAGCTTCCCATACAATCTAGGAATTTCATTTGTTAGACTCATTGTCCTCCTTCTTTTTAATGATGGAATGAATCAGATTTTTATGAGTAATATCCTTAACTACTGCATTTTCTGAAGCATCCCTTTGATCTGCTGCCTTCTCAACAGAATCAAATTCCTCCTCAAGAGTTGCTGCAAATTCATAATAATAAATTTTTTTACAACTCATAGTAATTATTGACTTTCAATTTACTATTTTTAGGAAAAGTAATCAAGCTATATTTTCTCATAAACACATTACTTGATTTTACCAATCCTAATCTCTCAGCATCTTTTAAAAGAATACCAACTCTTTGTTTAGTGACTTGTAATTGTGCACCAATCTCAGTTAGCTTTGGATAACATTCATTTTTTTCATAGTAATCAGCCATAAAATCAATCATTTTTTTAATTTGTGGGCTGAATAATATCTTTGTTTTAGTCACTTTTCTTCTCACTTTCTGAAGAACTGATAATCATTTGTCTAAGCAAATTATTATAACCTGCAATATCTTTATGTGTGTCTTCTTTATACATAAATTCTTTTGTGCCATCATTGATAGTTCTAGTTAATTTTAAAACAATCATTAACTGTGGTACTAATGTAATTGGAACTTCAATTTCTTTTTTATTAATTACTTCCAATACACTTTTAATAAAATTAGCAATAATATATGAGTTGTGCTCAAAGCTTCCATATTCTTTTTGCTTTCCTTCTAACATCTGCTTGACCATCTTTTCGCCAATATCAATCCATTTTATATTGTCATCATTCATCTAGTTTCTCCTTTAATTTATTAATTTCAATTTCTTTTAATTGAATTTCTTCTTCTGCATAGTCTACTTGTTTTTTTAAATCGTAATTTTCTTTTTTTAATTTTTCTATAATTAATTCCAAATCACATGAACCTCTTTCATCTTTTTGTTTATTTCTTATTTTCACAAGAATATCCCATCACTAATTTGTTGTTATAAAAATAACCTACATCTTTTTTGTATGTGGCCACAGTATCTAAAGCTTCTATACAATCGATGTCTTTCATTATTAAAACTTTTTTAACTTCATAAAGTTCAGAATTAATCACAAGTATTAAATATAAAATATAATTCATAATAAAAAGGGGCGGTGTATTTAACTAACTATTTTGGGAGCAATAATGAAAACCACCACCCCATTTATTACAGATTAAGCCTGTTTAGGCTTTCTCTCTTGTAATTTGTGAACAACTTTGCCATCATCCTTAGTGTTAATCCACTCAGTAAGATTAATGGTGTCTCCTTTTCTCATGTCCTTACTTAATTTAAATGAGCCCCAAAACTTTTCTGGGTTTTCATTATCTCTATTAAGGAAACCTTCACCTTCTTTTAATTCAAATGCCATAATTAACTCCTTTGTTGTTTGGTTATTTGATTTCTTAATGCGTTAAACTTTACAAACTCATCAGTCTTGGTGAACGCATCCCAACCCATCGACTGATTGATCTTAGATTTAAGATTCTCAATATCTTTTCTTAAACCTGAAGAATTTTTTTTATCACTATTGTTTTCAATTTTATCTAGTGCTGTAGCAATATAAACTTTATCAACTTTATCAACTTTATCTTGTTGTTGATTTATTGGTTTAGTAATTGGTTTAGCAATAGGTTTATTGATTGGAAGACTTTCAAAACTTTTATCAACTTCATCTTCTGAATAAACAAATCCATGAATACCAATTAATTTTAATACAGCTCTATCAATTGCTCTTTTTTCGGCCATCGCATAAGGATAAGCATTAGTATTGTTTTTTGGTGTGGCCTCTCCATAAGTAATTACTCTATTATCTTTTAATGAAGCGGTGCACTTAATAGCAACCACTCCTTCTTTAGAATTTTTTTCTATTTCTTCTAAACTTTCAATGACCACTCCTTTCATTTGTCCAGCGATTTCTATGTAGCGATGCTTCATACAAGTCGCATTATGTTTTTGCCACAAGCAATCATCAGGATTAAATTTTAATTCATTTAAAATATCTTTTACGATTGGATCAATCTTCATCTTTTACCTTTCCTTTTTTTATTGTTTTCTTTGGTTTAGAATTAACTTGTTCTAACTCTAATTTAAGTTTTAATATTTCTTCATCTCTATTTCTTAAATTACTTCTTAATGTTTTTATTTCTTCATTATACATTCTATTTCTTGTTTGAAGTTTAGCTAATTCCATCATTATTTTATCAGTCATTTTTTTTCTTTTTCATCCTTATAGTTTGTCATAAAAGTTCTCCAACTTTTGCATATCTTCATCCTCATAGTTTTCTAACATGAAATTATTTTTGTAGTGTCTAATCTCAGACCAATCTACTCCAATCATACAAGCTAGTTTTCTAATATCCCCACCTGATATTCTTAACATCTCTTGCCTTTGAATATTAATCTGAATAAATTTTCTAAAATAATATTTGAGGCCTTGCTCAGATAATTCCCAACAATTATCAGGTGAAAATATAGTGTAATCACTTTCAGAAACATAAACTAAATATGGTTTATATTTATTGTCAAAGTGTTTTGAATAAACTGCTGTTTGAATACAGTGAGTAAATTGTGGATTGTTAATTTTTTGTGCTTTAGAATATACCCAATCGCCAATTCTATTATCTGTCTTTTTAGTTTTTGATGTTTCAGGACTATTTCTAGCATTACCAAACCTATTTTTGTGCTCAGTAATTATTTTTAAATTATGATTATAACAATCAATATAACCTTCATTGGCTATGTTTAATTTTTGACCCATGTACTGATCATCATACCAATCAGAGAAAGGTTTTTCTTTCCCCCATCCTTCCATCCTATTGCCTGACAATTCCTTGATAGCTTCTAAATGATTATCAATATACTTATTAATAAATTTTAAAATAAAATTTGCTTTGGCTTGTTTCTTTTCATCTAATTCAAGATGATCAATTAAATTTTTAAAATGACTTTCAGTATCTTCTTTTTTAGCTGTGCCCAATAAAATATTTTGAAACCAATCATGGATAAAAGAACCTGCTTTAAAACTAATCGAATCTTTTTCTGGTTTAAAATTTAAATATGGAACTAATTGATATTTGAAATACCACATCCAATTACTAAGTGCTGTTTGTGATGGACTAGTTGTGGCCTTTTGCAAATCTCCACTTGTCCAAGCTGTATCTGTGAACCTTTCAATCATTTAAAATGTATTTACAAGTTATTTACAATTATGTCAATAGTTCTTGCAAAATAATTTTTTTAATATATTAAAATATAAATGGAAGAAAGTATTAAACTTACTTGGCCTGAAATTTTATCTGGTGCTTCTACTGGTGTGATAAGAGAGATAGAAACTTTAAGACAAAATATTCAATGGGGTCATGGTGCTAATTTTGATGTCTATCAGAAATGGGGTAAGACTATTTCAGGTTGTATCTGTGAAATGGCTTTAGCAAAAAAGATGGATAGTTATTTTAATCATTCGGTTAATAATTTTTGGGGTAAAGATATTATTATAGATGGCAAACCAGTTCAAGTTCGATCACAATTAATGAGCAAAAGAGAAAACTATTTAATTATAAGAAAACCATTTAAACCTGAAGACTATTATTTTTTAGTCGGTGATGATACCCCAACTTT